TGACATCGGTACTGAGGATGTCCTTCAACACCAGCTTGTTGCTGTCGTGGGACAGGAACTTCGCCAGTGCATCCTTGGACGGGCCTTCCAGCATCTTCTGGACCTGGCCGCGCACGGTCAGGGTCGGCTGGGTCTGGCCGGCTTCGACAGCCTTGCGGATATCTTCCAGCTTCTGCGCAACGTCCTTGACGATCAGCGACTGGTCGTTCGCATCAGCGATGGCCTTGTCGATGTTCTTCTGCGTCTCGGGATCGAGCTTGATGCCGGTCGTGACGGACTTCATCACCTCCTTGTGGGCATCGCGCAGTTCGTCCTGCTGCTTGCGCAAGTCCTCGCGAGCGCTCTTGAGGTCGCTGGCCAGTTCCTTGACGACTGCAATCGGGTCGGTGTCGCAGGCGACCGCGAAGCGACCATCGGTACTCTTGAACAGCGGGGTGCCGGCCACGCCAAGTGCGGCGAGCGCGAGGAAGGCGACCGGGGCGGTGGCGAAACCGATGGACAGGCCAGCGACGAGCGCGCTGACGGCCAACAGGGCGAAAACGATGAGGCGCATGTTCTTCATGGTGTACTCCTAGATCGAAAGGGAACGGATGGTGTCGCTGACTTGCTTCAACGTCGCCGTGTCGATCCCAACATCACGATGGGGCACACAAGCCTTGGCCTTGGAAATGAGGATCTTCGCTTCCTTGGCCGTGAAGCCTCCTACATCGCGCAGGATCGCTTCAAGGTCGGCCGCGCTGCTGGTCGCGGCACGTTCCAGAGATTTCACCGCAGTAATGCGTGCCGCGTCAAGTGCGGGGAACCCGGTCGGGCTGATTTCCTTCAACTCGATTTCGATCAAGTCGCGCTTGTAGGTCTTCTCGTCCATCAGGTGCTTGCGCACGTAGCCGCCGATGCTCATGGCGTCGATGGCCTCATCCAGCATCAGCAGACGGGTTTCGTCGGCCTTCTGGACGCCCAGCGTGAGCTTGCCGACAACATACAGTCCCTTCGCGTCCTCATCGACGCTCTTGTAGGTGCCGATCAGTTCGTGCCGGTTGTGGTTGGCAAGCATCTTGACCTTGCGGCCTTCCTTGGCCAACTTCGCCAAGCCAGCCTTGAACGCACCCTTGCGAACCGTGTCGCCACCGTGGTCTTCCACGTCGAACACCGACGCGTAGCCTTCGAAGGTGCCGTCTTCGGCAAGCGCCTTGGTGAACGAGAACGGGCGTTCGAATTTAAGCAGCTGATCCATCTTTCTTCTCCTTCGAAGCCTTGCCGGTAGGCGTGTAGTCGTCACCACCAGGAATGCGCGGCAGCCGTTCGCGGTCGCGCGCATCGTTGGCAGACAGAATGCCTTGTTCGCGGCCGATTTCGTACATATTAAAGCGGGTCATGATGTCGCCGCGCAGCAGCGAGTCCATGTTGAACTTCGGGCGCAGCCGGTTGCGATCCACGCGCCCCAGCAGCTTCTGTGCGATGACGTTTTCGAAGCGGATCGCCTTCGGCAGCAGCGTGTAGTCCACCAGGAATTGATTGAGGTTTTCGATGCTGGACGCCCACGACGACGCCTTGTCGGTGTGGCCGATCAGCGGCGGCGGTACGCCCATGTAGCGGCAGATTTCTTCGATGCCGAAGTAGCGCGACTGCAGGAGTTCGGCCGTCACCGGGTCGATGCGCAGCTGGGTGTTCTGGATCACACCCATACCTGGCAGCAGCGGCAACCACTTGGACGTGTTTTCCGGCCGGCTCATCTTGGTCAACTCGCCGTTGAACCTCTCCAGCTGCTTGTCGTTGAATGCCTGCCGACTCTCAGGCAGGGTGAAGAACCCGCCGACCCGCAAGCCGTTGGCGAAGGTCTGCGCAGCTGCGTCGTTCGACTCCTGCTGCATGGCCATCGTGTGACCGGCCGCCAGCAGCGTTGGGATGCCCCAGTAACCGGACATGCCGAACCCAGGCCAGTGCAACACGTCCTCGTTGGCCACCCTCTGACCGTCAAGGAAGAACGACGGTCGGCCCTGCCGATCCGACTCCACTTCCCACAACTCAGTGTTGTAGAAGTCCAGCTGGAACGGCGAACCGTTAGTGGTATAGCGGTCGATCTTCGACATCGCGTTGCCGAACATGATGTTGTTCGCCGCCATGCCGCTGACGAACGCATCACCGGTCTGGTACAGGTTCGGGCGGGATCGCAACAGGCCGTAAAGATCGTGGTCTTCAACGACGTTGTTCTTGCTGTCGTACAGCTGGAACGTCATCGAGCCCATGCACTCGGACAGCAGCCGGATGCAGGCGAAGTAGGCCGACAGCTTGATCGCGCTGATCGGCCCCACTTCCGTTGGAATCCACGGGCCGCCGTAATCGAAGGCACCAACACCGGGCGCACCGACAGTCTTCCAGCCGCCCTTGATGCGTTCCCACACTCCGCTACCAAGGATTCGTGCCATCGGGTCATCCCATCAGATAAAGGTTGTCCAGGCTGTAGCCGCCGATCCTGGCTGGCGGATTGTAACCCATCAACGCCATAGCGTTGAAACTGGCCATTGTGGGGTCGATCTTGGCCTTGCCGCTGATTTCCTTGGTGACCAGCAGGGCATTGGACCGCAGCACGACCTTGCAGTTGCCTACCGACCAATCCGCCAGCGGCTGCCCGCAGTGCCAGTAGCGGCCTTCCCACAAGGCGCGCTCGACGTTGAAGATTGGGGTATACAGCGACCAGCCCTGCCGGATCTTGACGAAGAACTTTTCGTCGTCCACGTCCACGCCTTCGGCCTTGAGCGCCAGCTTCAAGCCGTCGATCTTGGCCGGGTCGATGCCGATGCCGGCCACCAAGTCGGTGTCGATCAGCCGCTTGGCCAGCTTGGCCAGCTGAACGCTGTCATCGCCCGGAATTTCGACCAGAACCAAGTCGCCGTCCTTCGCGAAGTCCCGCAGCCGATCCGCAATCTCGGTTCGCTGCATCACGGTCGGCGCTGCCCATGCTTTAGACCACTGCAGGAACTGATCGAGCGTGCCGGCGATGCGACCAACGGCTGTCAGTGCCAGCAAGTCGTCCAAGCCGCCGCCGTCGATGCCAATCGTGATGACTTCGCACATGGCGATCAGGTCTTCGACCGTTCTGGCCTCCGGATGTTTCTGCTGCAACCAGTATTCGGCCGCTGGCCACCGATCCGCCCCTAGATCGAGCCCGATCTGGATGTTCAGGTGCTTACTGACGATGCTTTGTAGCGAATCTTCCCCGCTTCGACCCGCTTTTGCGATCTTCTGACGCAACGTATCGAGGTCTACGCTGACCCCAAGGTTCGGATTGGTGATGTACCAGTTTTCTTCGCGAAGGTACGGGCGGGTCTTCGGGTTGAGGTATTCGTCCGGAAACTCGTAGATGATCGGCATGTAGGAGGTGTCTTCGACCCTCCCATCGCGGACATCGCGCGCGTATTCCAGTTCCTTCTTGAACACCCCAGCAGGCGGCTCGCTCGATTGCGTCGTGAGGTAGATCACGAAGCCCTCCGGACGGCTCATCAGGCCGCCCATCGCCTCCACCAGCATGTCTTCTGCCTTGGCCACCTTGCCGAACTCATGCAACTCGTCCACCAGGACGCCAGTGGCCTTCTTGCCGCTGACCGTAGCACTGTCCGCAGCCACGACCTTGAGCGTCGCATTCGTCTCCCTGTGCGTGATCTGGCGCAAGTGCGCCTGTACATGGAACAACGCCTTCAACTCGGGGTCGGCGTCGATGGCTGCCTTGATCGGCTTGAAGCTGTTGTCCGCGACTTCCTTGGTCGGCGACAGGATCAAGAATTCGGCTTCCTGCCGCCAGTTCTGGATCAGGATCGTGAGCATGATCCCGGCAGCAATAGTGGACTTCGTGTTCTTCTTGCTGATGAGCATGAAGAACGTCTTGATGAGTCGCCGTCCCTCGTCATCGTGGCCTTCCACGTCGCAGTACGACCCGAAGATCGCTTCGGCGAAGCTCTTGATCCAGGGCAGTGAGTCGCCGAACGTGACGCCGGCATCCACGATCTGCAGTTGGTCGAAGACTTCCATGCCCGAGTAGGCAGCACTCGGGAACAACGGATCGCAGGGCGTCAGGGGTAGCCTGTTGACGATTCGCTCGCGCCAGTCGGGGCAGGTCGTTGTCCACGTCGGCCGCCTGAGCGATACGGCTGCGCGGCGGCGCGGCTTGGATGCTGCGGGA